AGGAGTTCATGATTTTACAGCTACAACTGGTAATACTTTTAAAATAGCTTTATATACCAGCGACGCAACTTTAGGAGCAGGAACAACTGCTTATTCAACTTCAAATGAAATTACAAACTCTTCTGGAACAGCATACACTGCTGGAGGAGCAACACTTACAAGTGTAACTCCAACAAGTTCTAGTACCACAGCACTTTGTGACTTTTCAGATGTAAGTTATACTTCAGCATCTTTTACAGCTAATGGTGCATTAATATACAATGACTCAGCATCAGGTGACCCTGCTGTTTGTGCCATTGCATTTGGTGCAGATAAAACTGTAACTAGTGGAACTTTCACAATTCAATTCCCTGCGGCAGCAGCAACAACGGCAATCATTAGATTAGCATAAGGAGGAACTCCTTATGGCATCAACCTGGGGCAACAATACTTGGGGAGCCAATACTTGGCAATCTGATGAGGTAGTTGTATCAATTACTTCACCAGGATCAATATCAGCATTAGGAACAACAGAATCTTTTAACTTAGAAGGTTGGAGTAGACAATCTTGGAATAATTCTGGATGGGGTGTTGAATATGCTGTTGAGCCAACAGGTTTATCTACTAGTTCTTCTATTGGTTCAATAACAACTATTAATACAGTAGAAGTAACAGGTCTTTCTTCAAACGTTGATGCAACTTTTCCAACTGTTGATTTAGAAACTCTTATAACACCAACAGGTTTTGGAATTACTACTTCTGTTGGAGAGGTAGAGGCTTCTAATTTTGATGGTTGGGGTAGACAAGAATGGGGTATTTCTGGTTGGGGTGTAGAGTATTCTGTAGAACCAACTGGATTAGAAATAACTTCTTCTCTTGGAACCATAACAACTGTTAACAAAGTAGAAGTAAGCGGTTTAGAAATTACCTCTTCTGTAGGAGAAATTACGCCTGCAGATGTAATTGGAGTAACTGGTCAATCTATAACTTCTGCAGTTGGCGATCTTTCTAATTCTGGAACTCTTGTTGGTTGGGGCAGAAATGGTTGGGGTGAAGAACCTTGGGATGCTTCAATAAATTCTCTTGTTCAGTTAACTGGGGTATCTGCAACAACTAATGTTGGCTCTATTACGCCTGCTGATGTAATGGGACTAACTGGAGTATCTTCAACTGCAAGTGTTGGAGACATTACACCTGCTGACGTAATAGGAATAACAGGTGTTAGTTCTACAGTTGATGTTGGTACAGTAGCTATAGTAGAAAGTATAACTTTAACTGGAGTATCATCAACAGTATCTGTAGGAGCCATAACACCTGCAAATCAAGTAATGGGATTAACAGGAGTATCTTCAACAACAAATGTTGGAGATGTAGTAATTTCATCAAACCCTGTAATTGTACCTACAGGTTTATCTTCAACAGTATCTGTTGGTTCTTTGACACCAGCGGATGTTATAGGATTAACTGGATTATCCTCAACAAGTTCTGTAGGTGCTTTAACACCAGCAGATGTAATGGGTTTAACTGGAGTCTCATCAACTACATTTTTGGGACAAATAACAACAATACCTATTTACGGTGATGTTGACACCGGTTCAAATTCATCATATAGTGCAACAGCAACAGGATCTAATAGTAGTATTTCTGGGGTTGCAACTGGATCAAATACAAGTTATAGTGACGTAGCATAGGAGAAAAATATGGCATCAACATACACACCTCTTGGTGTAGAACTTCAAGCAACTGGTGAAAACGCTGGTACATGGGGAACAAAAACTAATACTAATTTACAAATTATAGAACAAATTTCTGGTGGTTTTACACAACAAGCTGTTTCTGATTCAGGAGATACTGATTTATCTGTATCAGATGGATCGACTGGTGCAACTCTTTCACACAGAATGATTGAGTTTACAGGTACCTTAACTGGTTCAAGAAATGTAACTATACCTATTGATGTTCAAACTTTTTATTTTTTAAAAAATTCAACAAGTGGATCACAAAATGTAGTGTTCAAATATGTTTCTGGATCAGGAGATTCTGTAACAGTTGGACCTGCAGCCACTAAAATTGTATTTGCCTCTGCAAATGATGGCACAAATCCAGATATAATTGAATTACCTGCTGGTGACGTAACACTTACTGGAACACAGACTTTAACAAACAAAACTTTAACTTCACCTAAAGTTGGAACTTCTATTTTGGATACAAATGGAAACGAGCTTGCAAAAGTTACAGCTACTAGTGCTGCCGTAAATGAATTTACAATAGCAAACGCTGCTACAGGAAATGATCCAACATTATCTGCAACAGGTGGTGATTCAAATATTGACATAGCTATTAAACCAAAAGGGACTGGTGAAACTGTTTTTGGAACAGGAGCTGCATCAGCTGCTATTACATCAAGTGGTGCTTATGATTTGGTGTTAGACACAAACAGTGGAACAAACTCTTCTTCTATAACAATTACAGATGCATCTAATGGAAATATATCTTTAACTCCAAATGGAACTGGAGAGGTTGTTGTAGGATCTGGAAGCGGTAATGCAACTATAACTTCAAGTGGTGCACATGATTTAATTTTAGATACAAATTCAGGAACTAACTCAGGTACAATTACAATTACTGATGGTTCCAATGGAGATATAACTATTGCTCCAAACGGAACTGGAGTTGCTAAAGCAGTAGACGCAGGTGATGCTACTGGTGCAATTAAGATAGCAGGTAAAGAAACTATTTGGGTTCCTGCAGTTGCTATGTACCCTAATTCTACAAATGGATGTGCCGACATAGCTCAAACAGAATTATCTAATGGACCTGAACTTAAAACTTTAGACTTTGATAAAGATTCAGATGAATTTGCACAATTTGCTGTTGCTTTTCCTAAATCATGGAATGAGGGAACAGTAACTTTTCAAGCATTTTTTACAGCAAATACAACAAATACTGGAACTACAGCATGGGCTTTGCAAGGTGTTGCATTAGCAGATGATGGAGATTTAAACACTGCGTTTGGTACTGCAGTTTTACCTACAGCAAAAGCTATGAGTGGTACAGCAAACGATTTAGCAGTTACAGCAGAAAGTGGAGCAGTTACTATTGCAGGCTCACCTAGTGCAGATGAGTATGTTTTCTTTCAAATATCAAGAGACGTGTCAGCAGATAGTTTAACGGCAGATGCCAAATTATTGGGTATTAAATTATTCTTTACTACTGATGCTGCTAACGACGCATAAGGAGTAATATGGCTGGTTTTGGATATAAAACTTTAGGATTTGGTTCCGGTGGCGCTGCTGCAGGACCTTACACAGAAGCAACAGGAGGTTGCGTTGCAGATGATGGCGACTTCAAAGTTCACACATTTAACTCACCGGGAACTTTTGCAGTTTCTAACGTTGGAACTTGTTTTGGAACAGTTGACTATTTAGTAGTTGCTGGCGGCGGAACAGGTGGAGTTCGAATGGGAGGCGGAGGAGGAGCAGGAGGATTTAGAACTAATTATCCTTCTTCTTGTTGTGGATTAACAATAGCAAAACAATCTTATTCAATTACAGTTGGATCGGGTGGTGCAAGATCAACTGATTCTTGTACTGGCGTAGAATCGCCAGGAAACGATTCAACTTTTTCAACTATTACATCTGCCGGAGGCGGCGGAGGTGGAACTGGATGCGGATGTCCAAAAGCTGATGATGGTGGATCTGGCGGAGGCGGGGCTGGAAAAGATGGCGGAGGATCTTCAGGACCAGGAGGAGATGGAAACACTCCACCAACAGATCCCTCTCAAGGAAATAATGGCGGAGAAGGAACAGACCAGTGGAAAGCCAATGGTGGTGGCGGAGGCGGAGGCGCTTCTTGCGCTGGCCAAAATGCACCAGGAGCCGGAGGATCAGGCGGAGCTGGAACAGCTAATTCAATAACAGGTTCGTCAGTCACACGAGGAGGTGGCGGAGGCGGCGGGATTTACAATCCTGGAAACCAAGTTCATCACAGCGGTGGTGGAGGTGGATCGGGCGGAGGAGGCTCAGGAGCCCCTGCTAGAAACCCCGGACAGAATGGAACTGCTAACACCGGAGGCGGTGGAGGTGGGACTTACGTAGGTTGTGGAAGACCACAAGGATCAACACCACCAGCATGTAGAGGATCAGGTGGAGGAGGATCTGGAGTGGTTATAATTAGATACAGATTTCAAGGGAGTTAATATATGGCTCATTTTGCTAAAATAGATGAAAACAATAATGTGTTAACCGTCTTAACGATGGGTGATAAAAATATGTTAAACGATGACGGAGTTGAAGACGAGGCAGTAGGTCAACGTTGGTTAGAGTATCATCATTCTTGGCCTGCTCATTTATGGATTCAAACTTCTTACAATACTAATGGAAACGCACATACATCAGGAGATAACTCAAAAGCTTTAAGAGGAAATTTTGCAGTAAGAGGTGGAACTTGGGATCCTGTTAATGAGATATTCATGCCACCTAAAAAAAATGCAAGTTTTGTTTTAAATGTAGAAGAAGCTAGATGGGTTTCTCCAGTCGGAGATCCACCAGAATTAACTTTAGAAGAAATTAGACAAGTAAGACATTATAATTGGGATGAAGCAAATCAAAAATGGGTTCTTACCCCTGCTGATCCTGACGGTCCTTTTGATCAAGTACTTGATTAATAACATATTCTTTAGAAAGAAAGATGTACAAAAACAAAAAAGTATATAAAAAAAGCATTAAGTTTTTATTAAATAAAAAAGCAGACAAACTCAAACACTCCGGTAAAACTTTTTTAGAACATCTAGTTAATGTTGCAGATATATTAGAACACTGGGGATGTAATTTTGATACTGTTATGGCTGGTATGTTTCATAATATCTATGGTAATAAATACTATAATCCAAATCTAAAAGTTACAAGAAAAGACATACAAAAATTAATTGGCAAAAAAGCTGAAAAACTAGTTTGGTTATTTGAAACCACAGATAGAGATAATATTTTGCAGTTAAAAAACCTTGATCTTTTATTAATTAAACTAGCAAATGATTTTGAACAATTAAATATTAGAAAAGCAAGTTGGGGTAATATTAACTATGAAATTAAAAATATAAAAGAATTTAATTTAAATAAAATTAATTATGTGTTATATAAATTAGATAATTATACTAGATGAAAGTTAAAGAAGACATAACTAAAAAAATAGAAAGAGATTATATTTTTATAACTGGACATTTAAATTTAGACAGTAATTATTTTATTAATAAAATAGAAGAGGGTATAAAAAATTCAAAGAATAGCTATGCCATTAGTATTAATGGAAAGATGACTGATTGGGATTATTTTAATAAAGATAAAAAATTTATTTTATTGTTATTAGAAATTTTTGATTACTTAGATGAAAGAGAAAATATGGATAGTAAATATTCTTTTCAAGAAGCGTGGGGTATTAAAGAACTTTTTGGTGAGTATACTAAGAAGCATGATCATAATCCATGTTATTTATCTGGAGTAATTTATTTTAATAGCCATGAACAAAAGTTATATTTTCCACAAATAAAAAAAATTATTAAACCTGAGAAAGGAAAAGTTGTTATATTTTCTTCTTTTTTAGAACATTACACTAGAAGAAATAAAACTAATCTACCTAAGTATGCCTTATCTTTTAATATAAAGTATGACGTTTAAATGAAAAAAATTAAAATAAACAGTTGTTTCTTTGTTCAAAAAATTAAAGAACATAAAACATTAAAAAAAATAGTTCTTAATCATATTAAGAATATGCCCGCACAGCCCATACCTTCCAAAAATTTACCTTCAAAAGATTACATAACAAATTCTGATTGGTTAGATTCTACTCCTAGAGGACCTCAAGGAGAGACGAGAGAATATGTAAAAGAAGTTATAAAAGTCTTAACTCCTTATCTTAATGAAATATGTTTAGAGTTAGAAGACTCTTTTAAAATTGTAGACATAAGTAGAATGTGGTTTCAACAATACAGAAAAAATAATTTTCATGGGTGGCACAACCATGCTCACTCAAATTGGAGTCATATATATTATGTAGAAATGAAAGACACTAGTGCAAAGACACAATTTAAAAATTGTTATGATAAAAAAATTATAAAAAATATAAATGTAAAAGAAGGAGATTTGCTTACGTTTCCAGCATCTACTTTACATTGCTCTCCTATAATTAAATCAAATGCTAGAAAGACGGTGATATCTTTTAACAGTGATTTTCACAGTGATTATTTATGATTAAGATAAAAGAAAATTTTGTAGATCCTTTTTTATTTGTTGATATTAAAAAACAAATAATGGGTAAATATTTTCCGTGGTTTTACAACGATTGCAAGATAGAAGAAGGGGACGAACATTTTCAGTTTATTCATTTTTTTTATAAAGACAATTTAGTTACCAGTGATTATTTTAAAGTTATTAAACCTGTTATTGACAGGCTAAACGTTAAATCTTTGGTCAGGGTAAAAGGTAATTTAACAACTAAAGATATTAAAATTAAACCTTTTGGACTTCATACAGATGCACCTTTTAAGTGTAAAACTGCCATACTTTACATTAATACTAATAATGGTATAACTATATTTGAAACAGGAGAAGAAATTAAAAGCGAAGAAAATAAAATTGTTATGTTTCCTTCTAATTTAAAACATACAGGTACGACGCATACAGATGAAAAAGTCAGAGTAGTTTTAAATATTAATTATTTTTAGTATGGCAAAAAAACATTTAGATAAACCAGTAGATAAAGAAGTCTTATCAGAACTAGCTTTATATCAAGGTTATGTAGATATGCCAAAGAAGTGGGACTTAGACCCTGAAGAGTTAATTGTTGAAACTTTAAACAATGATATATTTGAAATGCCATTTGGGTGGACTAAAACCTGGGATCGATTAAATACATATCTTAGAGAATACATTTATTTAAAAGACAGAATAAAAATAGTTAATGAAAAAAGTTGGGGTGAGATTTATCAACCACGAGAAGCCTCTCCTCCATTACTGCAAGCAGACTTTAATAATCTTAAAGAGAGTCCAGATGCTGTTTTATTATATGGAACAAAAGTTAAAAAAAATTCTTGTTCTGTAGTTATTACTTACGATGATAAAAAATTTAAAAATTTAAAAAAAACAGTAAAGTTAGATAGTAATAAATTTATTATGTTTCCTGCAATATGCAGTTATTATATAACCACCAACCGAAGTAACGATATTAATTTTATTAACACTATAACTTATAAATTTTTTTAATGTTGTTTCCAACAATTATTGTAGATAATTTTTTTGATAATCCTGACTTTGTTAGAGATTATGGTTTAAGTCTATCATATAGTAAAACACAAAAAAACTATCCAGGTATAAGAACAGATCAAACAGAAGATAATTTTTTTCAGTTTGCTACTGAAAAGATGATGGCAATTTTATATCCTATGAATTATACAAATATGGTATGGAGAGCTAATCAATTCTTTCAAAAAATTTCTGGTAAAGATTATAAAAATGGTGGTTGGATTCATCAAGATCATAACGATCAACTAACAGCTATTGTTTATTTAAGTAAACATAAAGGTTGCGGAACCTCTATTTGTAAACCCAAAGCTTTTGATAAAGCCTACAGGGATTGGGAACTTGCTCACAAAAGTTTTTTAGACCCTAAAGTAAAAGTTGAAAAACAATTAAAAGCACACAACGAACGTTTTAATAAAACCATAGAAATAGATTCTATGTACAACAGATTAGTTATGTTTGATGCTTCACAGTGGCATATGGCAAACTCTTTTTTAGATGATAACCTGGAAGAAGAAAGATTTATAATGGTTACGTTTTTTAATAGAATGGAATGTAATTCTAAAATCCTACCCAATCAAATGATTCGTTTTCCTCTTCCTGAAATGAGAAGGACATGATTCAAAAATATTTTTATTGGTATTTTAAATCTGCTTTGAGCTCTCGTTTTTGTGATAAACTTATAAAGCATTCTTTATCTAAAAAAGATGAGACAGCTACAACAGACGAATTTAAAAATAAGAAGTTAACTAAAAAAAGAATAAAAGATCTACATAAGAAAAGAAACTCAAACGTTGTTTGGGTAAATGAACCTTGGATATACAAAGAGATACATCCTTATGTTTATGAAGCCAATAAAAACGCAGGTTGGAATTTTGAATTTGATAGATCAGAAACGTGTCAATTTACTAAATACAAAAAAGGACAGTTTTATAATTGGCACTTTGATATGTTTGATGAACCTTATAACTTACCAAACAATCCAAACATGCATGGTAAGATAAGAAAAATATCTGTTATCTGTCAGTTAACAGATCCTAGTAAATACAAAGGTGGAGAACTTGAATTTGACTTTAGAAGAAATTCACCTATAAAAGAAAGTAAAACAGAAATATGTACAGAAATACAGCCAAAGGGTTCTATAGTTGTGTTCCCTTCATATGTTTGGCACAGAGTCAAACCTGTAACTAGTGGGACAAGATATTCTTTGGTAATGTGGAACTTAGGGAGACCTTTTAAATGAATATTACTGAATTCTTTTCAACACCTATATGGGTAGAAAATAAACCAGAGTTTTTAAAAAAACTAGATAAAGCTTCTGACTCTTATGTATTAAAAGCAAGAGAGTTAAAAAAAGATTACATTAAAGAAACAAAGGATAAGTTTAGTTCTTATCATTCTACAAGTCTTTTAAAAGATCCTGACTTTATAAACTTTAGAGATTACGTTGGAAGTAAAGCTTGGGAGTTTTTAGATTGGCAAGGTTTCGATATGTCTTTGTATAAAATATATTTTACAGAAATGTGGATACAAGAGTTTTCTAGAAAAGGTGGTGGTAATCATTCGGCTCACACTCATTGGTCTCAAAACGTATCTGGTTTTTACTTTTTAAAATGTAGCGATAAAACTTCTTACCCATATTTTATGGACCCTAGACAAGGGGCTGTAATGACTAAATTAAAACTTAAATCAAATGATGAAATATTTTATGGATCAGAGCTAATACATTACAAACCTAAACCTGGTGACTTAATTATCTTTCCAGGATATGTTACACATGGATTTGCAGTTGATCTTGGTTTGGATCCTTTTAGATTTATACATTTTAATATACAAGCAGGACCAAAAGAGGTGATCAAAGACGTATGAGTTTTAAAACAAAAGGTTATGCAGTAATAAAAAAAGCTATATCTAAAGACATAGCAGAATTTTTATTTAATTATTTCTTAATAAGAAAACAAGTTCTTTTAACTTTTAGAGACCTTAAGTTTATATCTGATAAAGATCACACGTTTGGTGAGATGGGCGATGGTCAAACTGGTAAAGATACTTTCTGTTTGTATGGAGATGTAGCTGGAGATACTTTGTTGTTAAAACTACAATCTTTAATGGAGAAAACAACTGGTATAAAACTGCAACCTAACAATTCGTATATGAGAGTATATGTAAAAGGTGATGAATTAAAAAGACATACTGATAGATTTAGTTGTGAGATATCTACAACTTTAAATTTAGGTGGATCTAAATGGCCTATTTATTTAGAACCATCAGGAAAGAAAGGAAAGAAAGGAGTTAGAATAGATCTAGATCCTGGGGACATGTTAATATACAAAGGATGTATACTAGAACACTGGAGAAATAAATTTAAAGGGAAAGAATGTGTTCAAGTTTTTTTACATTACAACCGTGTTTCTTCCAAAACTGATCTTTATGATAGCAGACCTCATGTGGGTTTGCCATCTAGTTTTGCAAGAAAATCTCCAGAACCTGGTGAAAAAGATGAAAATAGAAATATTTGATGACACTGTAGATTACGTAACAAGAAACAAAGTTTATAAATTTTGTACAAAATCTATATTTAAATTAGGATGGGAAGATACTCAAGAGCTAGAAAGATATACAAAGAACCTACATAGTAAATGGAGTTTACAAGACTTAAAAAACTGTGGGCTATTTCCTTACATTAAAAACTGTTTTAGTAAATCTAAAAACTTTAAGTTTGATGAAAAGAAGATAAGCATTATAGAATTAAATTTAGTTAAGTCTGATGATGTTCATTACATACACACTCATGAAAATTTAATTGGAGCTTTATACTATGTTAATTTAAATTGGGAGGATGGTTTCTATGGTGAAACTTTTTTTTATAATAGCAAAGACTTAAGTAAAATAGAGTTTGCTTCTGTATATAAACCTGGTCGTATAATACTGTTTGATGGTCACATACCCCACACTATAAGACCTCAATCTATAAAAGGTCCTAAGTTTAGATTTACTTTGTCGGTATTCTTAAGGAAATGAAAATTAAATATTTACAACATCCTTTCTACCATACCATTATATATAATGTGTTTAGCAAAACTAAACTTGAATCAATGATCACGGAACTTACTTCTTTGACAGAAGTATACGACGCTGATGATCATCATAAAAATTTAAAGATAAAAAATAACACCGAGCCTTTTTGCATAGATAGAATTTACGACAAGGATAGAAGTAAAAGCACAATCTTAAATTACACATCAAAACACTTTAGATTAAAATATAATGGTGATTTAAATCCATTCTTAAATTATCTTCCATTGACAAATCAAGATACGACTTTTGTTCAAAAGTATTACAACGGAGCTAGTTATCAAAACCACAATGATTTTTCTGTGTTAACTTTTCTATACCTTATGAATGTTGAAAAGTATAATGGAGGTCAATTAGTTTTTACTAAATACGATTATATGCCTAATCTAAAACACAATTCTTGTTTAATATTTCCATCTTATGAATATCATAAGGTTAATAAAGTAATATCAAAAACTAAAAAAGCTGTTAGGTATTCTATAAATAGAAGACTGTACATAAAAGGATAAATGCTAATAGAGAAAGAACAAACAAAAATATACCACATACACGTTCCTAGAACAGGAGGTAGATACATATCTAACTTGTTTGACAACAACGGGTATAAAGTTCACTTTGAACAATCTAGAAATTTTTATAAGAACTCTATTATAGAAGAGTTGTTAACCTATCCTTATTATGAAACATTGTATAACTTTGAAGACATACCTACCTTTATTGTTATAAGAGATCCAATAGATAGATTTGTATCTGTAGCAAGTTACGACTTCTTTGCAAGGAAAGTTAAACAAAAAACTATAACAGATATATTTAAAACCAAAGAAAGTTTATTACACTATATTAAAGAACAACAAACAACTCATTGCTATCACAATAACTTTTTTACCCCACAGTATAAATTTATTGGACCCAAAACTAAAATGTGGAAGTTCGAAAAAGGACTTAGTTATAAATTTATAGATTGGATTAATGAACAGTTTAATTTAAATATTGTTTGGAAACTTACATACTATAAATATAAAAATAAATTAGATGTAGATTTTTATGATGATTATGAAAAAGTAAAAATATCTAAAGATAATATAAAAGTTTTAGAAGATTTTTATAGAAAAGATTTAGAGATTTGGAGTTCTTTACAATGAGAGTCTTAGCTTTTAACACTGCACACGATAGTTCTGTCTGTAGCATCAACGACGGTAAGATAGAGTTCTTTTGTAAAGAAGAAAGACTTACAGGTATAAAGAGAGATAAAAATCCTTTTAAGTCTTTAGAGCTATACAGTTCTTTAAACTTTGGAAAGATAGATCATATACTTTATCACACACCATCTAATGATGAAATATCTACAGAGTTTTTCTATAGAACATATATTAGTAAGAAGTTTGGTGTTGAAATGGAAAACTACTCTTCTCTAAAACATCATGATTGTCATGCTGCACTTGCTTATTACAACAGTGGATTTGACAAAGCCTTAACGATTGTAGTTGATAGAAATGGTAGTATGTTTTTTGTAAACGGCACACCTATGGCTAGAGAAAGCGAATCAGTATATGTGTGTGATAAAAACATAAAACCAATATACAAAAACTTTTGGTATTTTCCTGGTCAAGAATACAATAAACAAAAAATAACAGATTCTATTAAAGAGTATTATAAATGTAGCACAACAGTAAAATCAACTTTAGGTATAGTTAAAGTATATGAAGCAGCTACAACTCTTATAGGTCAAGATCCATTAGAGAATGGAAAGACAATGGGACTCTCGGCATATGGTAAAAACGCAAATTATTTTTGTGCTAGAGATAGACTATTCTATAACAATGTTCCTGTATCAAGTAAGTTTATACATCTAAACAATAATGATAAACGAACATGTTTTTTTAACGAAGAGAAACAAATAACTAAAGATATTACCAAAGTAAATTATCAGACTTATGCAGATAGAGCTAAACTAGTTCAAATAGAAACTCAAAAAGAAGTAGCTAACCTAATAGAAACTTACGTAAAGAAAACAAATATTAACAATGTATGCATAGTGGGTGGGTATGGACTTAACGTAGTAGCTAATCAATTTTATTTAGAAACAATGCCTAATATAAACTTTTACTTTGAACCTGTAGCTGATGATACTGGTATATCTATTGGTGCCGCCATGTTAAAATCTAAGATAAAACCTGTGCCTGTAAAAGATAACTTTTATCACTATTATAAAATAAAAAGAGCTCCTGGTGATAAGTCAGAACTCTTAGAAGTTTGTAAGCTGTTAGAAGATAAGAGAAGCGTTGCTATCTTTGAAGGAAGCCCGGAGACCGGACCACGGGCCTTGGGACATAGAAGTATTTTATTTGACCCTAGAGTAGAAGATGGAAAAGATC